AAACGTGATCCAGGCTTTATACCTTGACCTGTAAATTTAATTGAGCGTGATCGCATGAACGGCGCAATATTTACACTCTTAATTCTAGGACCTGAGCTGGTGACAGTAATTTTAGGAACCAGTGATAGACGAATGCCCGTTCTGGTTTGATTTGTGGTGCGAGTTGTAACCCACCAACCACCCGCATTGACACCAGAAGTTGATTGCCAATTTGTTTGCCAATCGCCCCAAGAAGTACCCCAAGCCCCATTCTGAGCCCAATTATCATCAAAGTTATTGACATTAACCAGAACGTCGGGTAGTTGAACAGTATCAACCCAATAATCTGTTGGTGGATCTAAAACAACACTACCATTCCACTTCCAAAATAACCCCGCAGCATTTCTCGTCGTAGATGAATATTTCTGCGTAATAAAGGTTTCATGGGAATAGGGTAGAGTTAACAATTCACCCGCAGGAATTCCATACACACCAGAAATAGTGGAAGATACTGCGCCACTAGAAATTGTTGATGACGTAGCAAAATTACCTGTAGCATTTTCAACATACAATTTGTTACCAACTTTAAATCTTAAAGTGGCTGTTGTCCCGCCGGAAGTTAGTGTTGACCCGTTGGCAAAAGCCGACGCAGAATTTGCAATGAAAACTATTTGGTCTCTAGCAACGCCACCAGTTGTGACATTGGTGCGTACCACATTTGTTGAATTTGCAGCATTATAAAAAAGTTCTATGTTGTCAAGTTTAAACGGTGGGCGGGCCTCGCCATAATTTGGGTCAATTGATATCTTATAATCGGAGTTAGTTACATCACCTACATTGTGGCCATGAAATGGGTCAACAAGAATGCCATTCTTAAATCTGTTATTACCCGTAGAATCTTGTATCAATAGATTTTTAGTATCCATTTCAAGAAGATTTAGTGACGTATAATATTCAATATTCTCGATGCGATCACGTAGAACCCCAATATCTTTCATGGTAAATCTTGGATTTACAACCGGGAAAATACTTGATGCTAAATCGCTTCGATTTACTCGACGCGCTTGCTCATCGGGCAATGATGGATATTGAGTAAGATTTATTGTAGCCACAGACATTGTGTCTTTTGGCTCATCAGGTGTGATAGGATCTAGCGATGGGACGCCCTTGATAGGTAGGAAATTACCATCACGATCAAGAACAATTCTATCATTTCGAAGTAGATAATAATCAAGATCGGCCGTAAAGTTTTCACCTGGGGCCATAAATCTCAGACCACCTGACGGTTGATCAAATGCAGTCGCAAGCTTTGGGTTGATTGAAATATTGGTTAGTGATGTGACGCTATTTGACGTATCCGTCATACGGGGACGAATATCAATACTATTTCTTAAATCATATCGTTCACCAGTTCTTGGTGAATTATAAACCGGTATTTCATATGTAAATATCTTTGTAGTATCGGTACCAGCATTAACATCGTCAACTGGGTATGAATCTACAGAAAAATACCCAACACCTGACGAATAGCTATGAGTAAAGTGATCAAATGTAACTAGCAATCTATCGCCGGATGATAGTGTAATACCACTACCAGATTTACGAACTAGACGCGCGTGACTATAGTAATCATCAAGCATACCCGTATCAAGTGTAAAGCTATTTGTAACGTCTGTACCTTCAGTCAGAGAAGCAAAATTGGAGCCTGACTTTCTACGAACAGATACTAGCTTAAACCCGTCTGATAGACCAAGCGGCCATGGGCCTGTGGTATTAGCAACATATGACGTACCACCACCAGCACCAATTCTAATCTGAACTCTACGATTTCTATTAACTGTCTTTGATGCTTCTTGCCCATCAACCTTATTCAGTTCTGTGATAACTGTGGCATTTAGTGATGACCCAAGAGTTTCTTGAAGGTTAAAATCTGTCTGCGTAGAAGATGATACGGTAATTGAACGCGCAGACCCAGTTGACCCAGATCCACCAAAGTCAATCACCTGACCTTGACGAATGAGCTTATGAACTCGCATAAGGGTGCGAGTTGCGCTTGCTGTTGTAAGCGTAGTTAATGAAGATGCGGATACTGAAGTAACAATAAAATCACCAGTATTTGCAACTCGAATTAATTCACCCGAGCTAAATCGTGTTGTTAGATCGATAGAGCTATTAGAACGAGTCATAGTGTTTGAGCCACTAGTAGTGCTTAGTCTTAGTGTGCTAATTGCGGCCGTATTAGACGAACCTCTAGCAACAACATAATAATTTGCACGACCTGTTGCGGATGACAATGCACCGCTACCTGAGAAAGTTTCATCTGCACGACCTGTCAATACCGATGCTGTACCACCAGTACCAAAAGTAACATCAAATGACTTCTCAAATCTAAAATTGCTATCAACTGCACCCGAGGTATCACGTAGTCGTCTTACTGCTTCAGCAGGTAAGCGAAATACTGCAATGTCAAATGATGGGTCTGTCGTATTTGCATTTTTACCATTTGACCCTAAAATATCTGCCTTACCGTTAGCTTGACCAGCACCGGCACTAAACATAATTGACTGAACATTGGCAAAACCAAAACCAGCAGTCATATTAATGTCTGTCAGATATAATCTATATTGTGTTGATGGTAGCCCAGGTGTACCTGAATGATGCTTAATCGCACGAACGCGCGCCGTTCCAATTTGCGATGCAGGGAATGCTGTAGTAGAATATGCTCTTGTAGACACAGCATTTGCTTGTTGTGATCTTAATCCTACCAAGCCCTGAGCATTTACATCCCAAGAACCCACTACGTTATCAGCTATTACATAGTTACCATAATCTACGATAGAGCTAGCCTGCTCAACAGATTTGTAATCTGTAGCCTTATCGATAGATACTCTGGCACTTTCTAATTGTTCAATATCAAACCCCTGCACATATGCTTTACCAGGGTTTACTTCAACTACTAATTTAGATGTGCTACCACCCTCACCTGCAGTAAAGACACCCTGATTGTTACCAACTAAAAGGTGTTCGCGCAGTCTTGGTGATAGACCTCTAACGATGTAATTCCCAGATTCATCATATGTGCGCTTTGCAAAATAATCTCTAAGTAGATTATATTGTGTAGTATCTGATCTGGTTTGAATAGTGCCATCTTTAATTTGAATCAATTCAGCAAAATTATTAGCACCAGTATCATTTAAATCGCGCTTTGCAAATTGCAATGAAAGCTTTAGACGCGCCGCGCCCGGCGCGGCAAAATTATATGCACCTGATGCGGGGTCAAGAAGTGTTGAATCGTCAGCTTCTTTAATAATCGTTTCTACTACATTAAAACCAACGCGAACAGAAGCATTTGAACTATATTTTGATACAACTAAAAGGTCTTCATCAGCCCTAATGAAATGATCCTTGGCATAAATTACACCAGAATTGATTTTCATTAGGGCCGAATAACCGGTAGCACCAGATGAAATTAGATTAGCAGTTAACCCACCGCCACCCGTCGCAGTTATTATTTCACCATTTGCAAAAGTACGACGAGAGCCATTTGCCCCCGTTAGCTTTACAAAAAGTGTTTTGAAATTTGGTGTGTTGGCTTCGGAGCCATCATTCACCTTGATAACGCTAGCTGAAACACCAGAAGTTGCACCAGTAATAGTTCTATTTAAAAATGCATACACATTTACTGATGTCACACCATTTGAAGCAGTATCACGCAGCTTCATGTAGACAACATTCTTATCAAGAACGGTCTGGCACCCTCTAACTACGCTACCTTCTTTAAAAACATGCTCGGCAAAACGGTCGATCTGATTTTGCAAAATCGACTGCATTTGAGTAAGCTCGCGCGCTTGAACGGCAAGCCCAGGACGAAACAGAATGCGATGAAAATTCTTTGACTCATTGAAATCGTCATAATACGGATCGACATTTAGATCCGTAGAAATCGTGACAGTATTAGCAATAGACGCCATCTGTTTTCTTACCCCTTAAAACGTCACGACGAAACGAAATTCTTCAAGCTGATCCGGCTTTCTGACAATTGGCGGATTTCGTTCTATGTATAAGACATCCCCGGTATTTTCTCTAATTGCGGGCTTTATCGCATTGATAATAGTAGCAGTTACACCCGATGAAGCGGATGTCAATGACTCGGTCTGTGCAAACCCACCACCAATACCATTTGTGGTTAGACGAATAACACGAAGCACACCTCTGGTCCGAGTTGCATTTGTATTTGCAAAATATACTACTCTTGCTTTAGCGCCGCTTACGCCACCAGTTACAATTTCATCAGCGGTGTAGTCGCCCGACACATTTTGTAGCACTATACGATGACACTGATCGATTACCGATGCATTGGCTGCAGGCCCGCTTCTAAGCTTTGGGTCTCTAATTATACCAATGGTTCTAAAATCATTATTGGTTGGGAATGTATTTGATTCACCACCTGTTACTGATACTGATAGCATCAAATCAGCGGCATTCAATTCACTGCGGGCATTACTACCATGCCCACCTCTAGGTGATATAATTGGCTGTGCAAGTGCACCAGACCCATATGATGAGTTTGCTATAATCGTTACATTTGCTTGACCATAGTTACGACCATTGGTTATCATAGTAATTTTTCGTACTTGACCACCTAACGTATTAGATACGTGAGCAGTTGCGCGTATGGCTGCTGTTGCACCACTGTCACCTCTAATAACTACAGTTGGTGCTACGGAATATCTTGATGATGTATTTGGTGTAATTGTAAATGCATTATTAACAGTAACCACACGACCAACACCAACATAGCGTACTATACGGCGAAGCTGACCAACACCAAGACCAGATGAAATATACAGAGTAGACCCAGTATATACACCATCAACCTGTAATGCGTTATTAGCTAATCTTACTGTGGTTGAATTTGTAACAGATAAAAACGTATTGGATGTGCTTAAATACCCACTACCATTAGCAGTAACTAAAACGTGATCTATTGTGCCATTAGCCGCTGCCTGCTGCACAGACCACTGTGCGCTACCGTTATTAGCTGTTAGCTGTCTAACTGGGATATGAATATTGTTTAAAAACTTTTGTGCGTCAGCTGTTGTTACTGCAAATAAGAACTTCCAACGATAGCCGTCGGCTGTGCTAACAACTGATGTGCTAATACCAGAAGGCTCTTCTGTTGATACCGCACCTCTATTGTTGTCTATGCACTTATAAACATTGTTTTCTGACGTAAGCACATAAAATTGTCTGTCATATAAATTTGCGGTTCTATCGTTATATTCGGTATATATCGTATTGTTTGTCCAATTATATCGCGGCGCAATTGAAATGACATCGGCTGAATTGATGCGCTTTAGCGCAACCATATCTTTATACACATCAAATTCTGTAGTAAATTGATTATTTGTTACAGCCGGTGGTGATGAGTCATTAGCAAAAGGTGTTACCCCACCCATAAACATGTAAAGCCGAGTCGGCGAAGGTTCATCAAATGATTCCTTCAGCTGATCGGCTGTGTTTAAACGAAAGAATGGAGTGATTCTATTTGTCATCTGAACCTTTTCCTAGTCGCATTATTTATCAGGTCTAGATTGACCTTTGGTAAGTATAAACTATATCGGTTGCTGTACCCACAATAAACATTTTCTTTTGATCTATGCTTAGTGCAATACCATGTGGCGTAGATTCTTGTGCACCAATATTTAAACTCTTGTTATCGTATGTTGCTGTAGAAACATCCCACGCCGTTGATAGTGTATATTGATAAACTGTATCATTGGTGCTACCAATCACAAGCACTTTCTTACCATCAACACTGAACACCATAGCCAGTGGGCTGTTTTCTTGTGCTGCTACCGATAAGAATTTAGATGCATATGTTGCCGTAGAAACATCCCAGGGTGTTGATAATGTATATTGAAATATTCTATCATTTGTAGAACCAAGAATATACATCTTACTACCATCATCACTAAAGGCTAGTGACTGCGGGTTAGTATCTTGTGCTGATATGTCTTTATTTTTTGAAGCATAGGTCGCAGTAGAAACATCCCATGCTCTAGAAAGCGAGTATTGATAAACTGTATCTCTATCAATACCGACAATATACATTGTATGCCCTTCAGGGTGAAATTGTACATCACGAGGGTCGGTATCACCTGGGCCAGCAGTTGATGTATTTGCGACCGATATATTTTTAGACATATAAGTCGCTGTTGATACGTCAAATGCTGTTGATAATTTATATTGATATACTCTGTCGGTATTTGTGCCAACCACATACATTCGTGTGCCTGATGGACTAAAGGTTATACCAACTGGCTGACTATCTTGAGTAGCAACAGATACGTTTGCTGATCTTAGTGTTGCTTTATCAACACTTAATGTGATCGGTAAAATTGCTTCTTGACTATAGGTAATGCTATGATCATGTGATAGATTTGTATTTGATACGAACTGATAACTACCAAACATCTTAGCGCCTGCAGGATGCAGTACTCTCTTAACAACATCTCGGTATCGGTCTACAATTTCAGTAACCTTAATCAGGTATGAATATTCCTGATAAAAATCATTATCCTGTAGTCTCATATTCCAGCTAAGAAAACCTTTGGTATCAATGTATCTACCTGGCTGAGTGATAACGCCAGCAATAACAGGTTTAATATCAGCATTATATGTTGTATTTCTAATGGTAAATCGTTGATTACCACCCAAATCAGTATTTTGATCTATTGTTGATGCGGTGCCACGAGAATTTACTACGATAGCATCAGCAAATTTATCGAAAGACGCATCAGATGATACTATTTCAAGCCCAGTGATTGCGCCTGGTGCTCGTACTGCGATGATAACGGCATCATCACCCTTAAGTCTACCCGCCTCACCAGCAATCCCTTGCTCAAATACAATTTGATCACGCACCGTAACTGTTGGGAGTTCTGGTACGTAACCTACACCAACACTGGTGACGGAGATAGCATTAATAGAACCAGCGATAGAATTTGCAAAAGTTAGTGATGAAGCTAAAGTGGAGGATATATTGGCCGCAGCTAGATTAGCTGATACTGAAGCAGAATTTGTACCCAAAGATACAAATGTAGGCCCCGTATTTAATAGCACATTGCGAAGCGCGCCAATCTGATTTGTATTCAAGCTAACAAATGTTGTGTTAGATAGAGATGATACTACGGCCGCAGCATCTATACCTGATCCACCATTTACTGATATTACAGTTTGCCCTAAACGATACCCACTACCACCTCTATTAATACGGAATGATACTGGGCCCTGATCATTTGTTGACGACACTCTGGCTGAAGCAGTTGCACCCGACGATGTTATTACAACAGAGTCACCAGACTGATGAAATGCGCCAGGATTGACTACTTGTTCAATACCAATCAAACTACCGAATGCTGAAGTAATTGTTGCATTGTTGCCTAAATCGTCCGATACTGTTTCACCATCAACAAATTGACCGACAACGTTTTCAACAAGTAATTCAAATAGTGGGTGACCAAGAACAACTACGCGAGTAACCTTTTGCACTCTAGCCGTAGCGCCTGAAACAGCACCAACAATATTTCTACCATCAAGATTGGTTGGTAATGTTGAATATGGGTTACCAACTCTGAGAATTGTCTCTCTTACCCATCTACCATCAGATGCTCTTAGAATGTAATCGCCTGGGTAGACAAGCTCTATTTGCTTATTGAATAGCGCATAGAATAGAAAATCATATGAAAATTTTGATCCTCTAGTTCTATAAAAATCCCTAATGTGTTTTACTAGTAATCTTTTGTCAGCCAAAACATCCTTGGGGATGTTTATCATAAACTCTCGACGAAAATATTCAACAAATGAATCTAGTGTTCGATCTACATCTTGATAGTCAATTAAGCTACGGGTCGCATTACCAGCCTGCCCAGACTGCTCCATAAATTCATAATACGCTTTTAAGAAGGAAACAAATCTAGGTCCCTCCTCGCGTATGAACGCAGGGAACTGCGATTCAATTAGCGGTGATAATTTTACGAATGTCTCTTCGGCGCCTGATATTGCCATGTTAGAATGTCGTCAGCTGTGATATTGAAGTTGCGCCCAGAGTTGCACTATTACCAACAGTGCTAACGCTATCAAGGCGAGCATCGATTGCCCCAGTATTGTCATTTATGAGAGTTATTTTTGCACCAGCTATTAGAAGAATCTGATTGCGAATTGGCGTGACATTATAGTCATCAAGCTCAACGCGCACATCAATTTCATCAGTTGTTACTGATGTGGGTTGAAATGCATTTAGTGTTATCAAGCCAGTTTTATAATCTATTGTACCCACATTCTTGATGTAGGTTCTTGTGCCTTGTGACACATAATAAGCACGAACATTACCATTACCGTCGTCATCTAGAAAAGACGTAAAACCATTTAAAGTAAATGATGTAGATGACGTTGCAGTTTGATACCCATCACTTGGGTGATATATCATTCGATTAAATGATATGCGATATGTGTTTGATTGTGTAGTAGACGGTAGGAATTTCTTTTGAGCTTCAATTTTAGCCGTGCTTGATACTATTGAATCTTCAGCCGAATCGATTGAATCCAAAAATCTAGAATATCTAAACTTACCCTCAAATCGATTTAGATTTGTTGACTCGTAAGCTATGACTTTATTAGCAACACGAACAGCAATTTCCGATGGTTGCAGTGTGGTTAGTAATGGGTCATATCTAACAATCAATGTTGGTACAACATAGAGATATGTTGGGTCAACAATTTCTAAATCAATAGACTGAACATTATATGGTTTAATAGATTGCTTTATGCGCTCTTTGCGATTTGTTGAAACCAAAGTACCAAGCTTAGGCTTCACGCAGGCATAGACTTTACCAAATATAGGCGGATCATTTTCTTCGCCACCCCAAACATTGACAGCCGCCAGATCAGGGTTATCGCGCAGAATGATTCTCTTATAATCTTCTCTAGTTACCGCACGATTTTGAGTTTCATAGAGACGAGGTGCATTAAATCTAATAGATTCTATTGATTCAATCTCCGCACCACCTGTTGCACGTTCAACAGTTGTTAGAGTAAAGCTACTCTGCCCACCAACTGTGCTTACGGCTGTAAAGTTATTTGCGCCGTTTGCTCTTGTACCATTTGTAACTCGGTACGACACTGCAACTGTGCTGTTAAATGCAGGCTTCTTACCAAGAACATTGTCACCGAAGCTAATCTTGTATAGCTTGTTACGATCAGGTTCTATAAAGAAAACTCTTGATGTTGAATTGACGGTTCTTAGATCGGATGCCTGCGTGTATGTTAGTGTATTACCCGAAGTTGTGACAGAGACAGTTATGCTTGATGTGTCTGTATTTGCGTTAGGTAATACAAATGCGGTATTAGCCGCAGAGAACAAGAATCTGTGTGTTAATGGTACACCCTCTGTTATCTGTATGAAACCGTTAAATCTATTTGAAGAATTTGCAGTTATTGGGTATGATTGCGGCGTAACAAAGGTGTATGACACACCATTAACGGTTGCTCTAAATTGCGTATTTTTAGCAATGTTAATCGTGCGAAACGTTGAATTAGCTGGCGTGGTAAATGATACGCGCACATTAGCTGTTGGGCCGCGCGCAGATGTCGGGAGATAGCCTATCATCTTAGCGCGGGATACAACGTTGTCATAAATCTGCGCAGTATCAAGAAACCCCTCATTTGCTGCCATATTTGCATAGAAGGCATTGTAATAGGTATTGTATGCAAGAAGATCAAGCAGGGTGCCTATGGCCGAGT